GAATTAAAAAAATTAGTACCTACATCATGGGTAAAAAGCAAAAACGAAACCGACTTAAAGATCGAACTAATCAATGGCTCGTTAATTGAACTAAAGGGAACAGAAAACGCAACCACATTAAGAGGCCGAAGTTTAGCTGGTGTTGTACTAGACGAGGCAGCTTTTATGGATTCTGACGTATGGTTCCAAGTTATTCGACCAGCACTGGCAGATAAACAGGGTTGGGCACTATTTATATCAACACCCGATGGCACGGCAAGCTGGTTTTACGATTTATGGTGTTACGTTCCAGAAGATTCCACGGGAGATTGGAAAAGATGGAGTTTTACTACGATAGACGGGGGAAATGTTCCAGCAGAGGAAGTGGAGGCTGCGAAGGCTCAACTAGATAACAGAACATTCAAGCAAGAATTTGAGGCAAGTTTTGAAAATCTTACTGGTTTGGTAGCTGTTAGTTTTGGCGATGACAACATTAGTAGTGAAGTTCAAGATTTACAGATGTTACCTTTAATTTTGGGTTTAGATTTCAACGTGGATCCGATGGCAGGAATATGTGCGGTTAAGCATAATAACTGTCTTTATGTGTTTGACGAAATCATGTTGACGGGTGGAGCAACAACTTGGGATTTTGCGGAAGAAGTTATAAGAAGATATGGAGTAGATCGAAGAATAATTGCGTGTCCAGACCCTACTGGAAGTGCAAGAAAAACAAGTGGAGTCGGAGTTACAGACCACAATATTTTAAGAAGAAGTGGATTTACAGTTATGAGTCCAAGATCTCCCTGGAAAATCAGAGATAAGATCACTTCAATAAATACAGCTTTGTATGATGCGAATGGAGATCGAAGAACATTTATTCACCCACGTTGTAAAGAATTGATAAAGGCACTTAGAACCTTAACTTATGCACCTAATACGGGATTACCTAATAAGAACTTGGGAGTTGACCATGCGTTTGATGCTTTTGGTTATCTTTGCTTACAACAGTTTAACCTTGCCAAGCCAGAGACATTAGGCCAAACTTCGTTTAGAATATACTAAGAGTTACCTAATTTTTATTATGCCTTATCACACAGGTATGAAAAAGAAGAAGAAAAAGAAAAAGGGAGGTAAGAAAAGAAGTGAATGTTCCTGTAAATAAAGCGTTATATTCTAGGGTAAAAGCAGAGGCAAAGCGTAAATTTAAGGTTTACCCAAGTGCTTATGCTAATGCGTGGCTAGTACGAGAGTACAAAAAGCGTGGTGGAACTTACCGAGTGGAGAAAAAACGTGGCAAGAAGTAGTGGCGGTCTTACCCGTTGGTTCAAAGAAAATTGGGTTGATGTAAAAACTGGTAAACCGTGTGGTCGATCAAAAGGTGAAAAGCGAGGTTATCCTGCTTGTAGACCAAAAAAACGTGTATCAAGTAAGACACCTAAGACTGTAGGAGAAATGTCAGCAAGTGAAAAAGCTAGGTTCAAACGTGAAAAAACAAGCAGTAAGAAGATAACATATCAACATAGACGTAAAAAACGTAAAAAAAGGAGTTAAAAATGGCAAAATCTCATGCAATGGCAAGGTGTCAGGGTTACATAGCTTCTGTACGCAAAGGAAAGAAGAAAAAAACTACAAAAAAATCAACTAAAAAGAAAAAATAACTGTGAAAAACGCAGTTTCAAGGTAAGATAGTCGTATAAGTAAAATTTTATTGAAATCATGGCATTTTTTCGTGGTGAAGAAGGCTCTGTATCATTTGATAACGGAACTGGATCAGTTGGAGCTATAGCTTCTACAACAGCGTGGACATTAGATACTACAAAGGACACATTAGAGACTACTGCTCATGGAGATACATCAAGAAGTTTTGTAGGTAGTTTAATTTCTGGATCTGGTACAGTTGATCTTCTCTATACAGCAACATCTGGTGACAATACTGCTGAAATTATTAGTGATGTATTAACTGCTGAAGATGCTGGTGATGCTTCATTTAACTTATTTTTAGATACATCTGGAGCTAAAAAACTAAGTTTTAACGGAATTATTACAGGAACTTCACTTGCTTCTACTGTTGGTGAAATTTCTACAGTATCAGTAAGTTTTATAACAACTGGTGCTATCACTTCTGCTCTCTAATGCCTAAGAAATCTTATTCAGCAAAGCAACGTAAACTCGCTGCTGTTGCCCCACCACGGGATAAGATTACTGCTGCGGATCTTAAAAAGTTACGTTCCAAGAAAAAAAAGAGGAAAAAGAAATGAAAGTTAAAAAACAACTTACAGATAGGCAAAAGACTGCTTTAGCAAATCACAAGAAGAAGGGTACTCATACTGCAAAACACATGACGATAATGAAGGAAGAGATGTTAAAGGGTAAAACATTTATGGAAGCACATAGAATAGCTATGAGGAAAAAAGGAAAATAATGGCTAAACGTAGAGGAGTCAGTTTATCCGTTGGTAGAGGCGAAAAGTCTAAGAAGGGAGGACTGACTGCGAAAGGAAGAGCTAAATATAATCGTGCCACAGGAAGTAATTTACAAGCACCTGTTACTGAAAAGAACCCAACAGGAAAAAGAGCAGCAAGAAGAAAATCTTTTTGTGCTCGTATGAAAGGGGTAAAAGGACCAATGAAAGATAGTAAGGGCAGACCAACTAGAAAAGCATTAGCATTAAAAAGGTGGAGGTGTTAACTGATGACTTATTCAATTCCTGGAGACTACAGAACAAAGGTACAAACCTCTACAACTATTAATGATATAGACAGTCCTTTTACTCGCACGAGGGCTGTTCTCGACATGATGAAAGGTTGGGAAATAATGAAGGCTGTTACTGAAGGAACAGAATATCTTAGAGAAAATAGCGAAGCATTTTTACCATTAGAACCAAGAGAAGATTACACAGCATATATGGCAAGAGTAAATCGTGCTGTATTTTCTCCTTTTACACAAAGATTGATAAGAGCAGCTACAGGTCTTGTATTAAGAAAACCTATAACTCTGACAGGAGATCCATACTGGACTGAAACTTTTAAGGCAGATGTTGATGGCTGCGGTTCAGATTTAGATGAATACGCAAGAAGAATACTTATGTGTTCATTAACTTATGGTCAAAGTCATATTCTTGTAGATTATCCAGCACCTTCTGGTGCATTAAGTCTTGCAGAGGAAAGACAGCAAAATCGTAGACCTTACTGGATTGAAGTGGATCCTACGAATCTTTTGGGCTGGAGATTAGATAGAGAATCTAATTATGGAAATCTTATACAGGCGAGGATTGCAGAAAAAGCTGTTTTACCTGATGGAGACTTTGGCGAAAAAGTATTTGAACAGGTAAGAGTTATTGAACCTGGAAATTACAGAGTTTTTCGTAAAAAAGATCAAGTTGATGCGATGTATGACGTTGATGATAATTCCTATATGGGTGAATTTAGTACGGGAACAACTGGAGAAGATTATAAATTAGCTGAATCTGGTAATTTTTCTCTTGGTGAAATACCATTAGTTACTATTTATTCTGGTAAAACTGAAAATTTAGTAAGTAAACCACCTTTACTTGATATTGCATATTTAAATCTTGCACATTTTCAAAGACAGGCTGATTTAATTCATAGCTTGCACGTTGCATCTCAGCCTATGCTTGTCATGGAAGGCTATGACGATCAGACCAAAGACCTTGCTATATCTGTAAATTATGCAATGGCGACACAACCAGGAAATAAAATTTACTATGTAGAACCAGCCAGTAGTGCTTTTGATGCTCAGTCAGCAGAGATTAAAGAATTACAGATGCAAATGGCTACTCTTGGTATTAGTACATTATCACAACAGAAGTTTGTAGCGGAATCTGCTGACGCTAGAAGATTGGATAGGGTAGATACAAATTCTATGCTTGCAATGGTTTCTATGGAACTTGAGCAAAAACTACAAAAATGTTTTAATTTTTCTGCTGAATATGTAGGAATCGAGCCACCAGAAGTAAAAATTAGTAGAGATTTTGATATTGAGAGATTAATAGGTCAGGACATTACAGCGTTAAATTCATTATTTGAACAACAGGTAATAGACAGAGAGGAGTTTAGAGATATTTTGGTACAAGGTGAAGTTTTACCAAATGCAAATGAAGTCAAATCTGAATAGTCTGCTACAATAGTAGATAAATATACATATTTTTATGGCTAAATCCTTAGATAAGGTACTTCAGCCCGATGGATCTTGGAAGTGGGAACTTGTAGAACCTGGCTTATCTGAAAGAATGGGCAATACTCCTGGAACAGTATGTCCTGCTCCAGAGCCTAAAAAGAAAGAAAAATTAGAATTACAACAAGAAACAATTTCTAAGTTTGAGGATATGACTAAAGCTCAACTTGAAACTTATGGTCGAACTATAGGTCTTGAGTTAGATAAGAGACATAACAAGGCAGATTTAATAGCCGAACTACAAAAATTTACCTCCGCTAGTTAATTATGATTGAAGAAAAAGTGATTGAGCAAACACCAGAAACTTCTACATCAGAAGTTAGTACACCACCAGCCCCACCTGTAAATGATTTAGCTAAACAATTACAGGAAGCAAATGAACGTGCTGCAAAAGCAGAGGCATTGGCAGACCAACAACGCAAAGCTGCGGAAGAAGCGGAGCAAAAATTCAAAAATGCTAAAAGTAAAATAGGTCAATACTATGATGATAGAAATAAGGCATTAGAAGATCAGGGAATGTATAAGCCTTTATGGGAAGAGGCAAATAAAACAAATCAAGAAATGCAAAACGAGGTAAATAATCTTAAACAGCAGATACAAGATTTACAAAATTCTAATGAAGCTGCGAATACTAAACAAGAAGCATTAGCAGCCATAAGTAATCTTGGAGCTATAAATGCCGAGCAAACCTTGTCATTGTTACAGGGAAAGTTACAAAAAAACGCTGAAGGTAAAGTAGTTGTTCTTAATGGTGGAGTTGAGCAAGATTTCAATACCTATCTCGGCAGTCTTAAAAATCCTGGTAGTGGTTGGGAACATCATTTCAAACCTAGTAGTGCTGCTGGAATGGGTGCAAAACCAAGTCCTGTTGCAAATGCAGGAAGTGGACAGCCAAATCCCTGGAAAACGGGCAATATAACTCAACAAATGCTAATATCAGAACAAGATCCTCAGATGGCAGCCGTGCTGAAGCAAGAGGCTCAAAACACTTAAAACAAAAAGTACTTTCTGAAATCCGTGATTTAAGAATTTACTTTCAAGTCCGTGGCTTGAAAAGTGTTACCAAGTCCGTGACTTGGAAATGTAAAACTAACTTCTAAATAAGCCAATGGCTGCTCCGTTTCAGAATTACTCTGGCGGTGTCCTACTAGCGGATATCGTTAAGAGAAATAATTTTAGTACCTACGTTTCT